TCTAAGTGTTCCCCCGCTTGATGATGTTGCAACACCGCCAGAACCACCAGACCCTGCATTAACACCAGCACCGCCACCACCACCGCCGCCATAAACGGAACCGTTGTTGGTAAATGTTGTAGCAAACTGCGCTCTAAAGGCATTCCCGCCAACACCACCAGCTGCGCCAGGGTCAGAGGTGTTGCCAGCAACGTTAATAGTATTATAAAAAGAATCACCACCAGCACCGCCATTAGCACCACGACCCTTAACAGTACCATTGTTAATGATGTTAATGACATCACCAGTTGCCCAGCTACTTCCTGTTTCCAAAGCATATGTGCCAGTGCTTGTAGAGCCAACAGTAACACCAGAGTTAATTGTAACATTAACAGTAGTTACTCCAGCTACATATGTGCCGCCTCTTGAGCTTTGAATATTATAATTGTTTGTGTTAGCAGCAATAGTTAAGTTAATTGTAACGCTTCCACTTGCACCATACCATTCATCAAATGACATCGTAGTTTCTGAAGCTTTACCAATAAGCGCACGAATATCTGCATCATTAATGCTTGCTGTAGTAGTGGTAGTACCACCAGCTTCAATGTGTATTTGATTTAATGATAAGGGGCCAGATGTAGGAAGTGCCATTTACTTCTCCGACTTTAGTTGTTCAACTTCTGCCTTTAATTCTTTAATAGCTTCTACAAGAAGTGGGATTAACTTTTCTGGTTTAACAGTTAAGTAATTTTCACCGCTATCAGATACACCCTCGCCAGCATTACCTGTGTGGTCGAATGGTGCAGGCACTACCGCTTCAGGTAACACTTTTTGCACCTCTTGTGCAATAAAGCCTGTTTCATTTTTTATTTCTGGCGTAAAACCTTTTTCTTCTACATCATCTTTCCAGCTAAAAGTAACACCACGAAGCTGGCAAACCTTATCAAGCCCGTTTTCAACCGTTGCAATTTTTTCTTTCAACCGTTCGTCAGAGGCGTAAGCCGTGATATTGCCCGTGCTATTAAGTGCTTTGTTAAAATAAAACGAAGCCCTGTCTGTATAAATGTGGCCGTGACTTGTGTTAGCTGGGCCGAACTCAATATATCCAGAGGGTGTTGTGTTTCTTGTCCAAGCACCGCTATTGTTGAAACCTTTGTTTACGTCAATTGCAATGTTGTTGCCTTGAATATCTATTGGACTGTTGACTATAGTGATTGTCCCACGAATGTAATTTGAGCCAGCGTTGTTGTAGTTAAAGTGTGTATTGTTATCACCCTGACCAGAAACTCCTGAATTTAGAACACGGAAATGATTGTCTACTGTAAGATAGCCAGTAGTTATATCTGTAGCATCACTACGTAAGAACTGGCTGGCTTGCAATCCATCAACTGTATCGGCATCAAGGCCAGAGCCTGACCCATCGTTGCCTGCGTTCCAGACTTTATTGCCACCAATTTCAAATTGACCAACTGAATTATCCCACTCAAACTTTAGTGACCCATCTACATACCATTTGTAGTTGTCGTCCGAGTTAAACCACATTGCTCCACTTTCGATGCCAATAGTATAATCGCTACCACTGCCAGTTGGGTAAAGATTAAGCCGTGCGCCCGTTGTTGCGTCAGATGGTGTCGGGGCTTGAACACCGCCAGTCCCGAAGGTTAATTTGACCGCTGTGTCTGCAACGTCACTCCGCAAAAACTGGCTGGCTTGAAGGCCATCAACAGTATCAGCATCTAAACCAGAGCCTGCGCCATCGTTGCCAGCGTCCCAAACTTTGTTACCGTTGCTGGTTAACGCACCGCTTGAACTCATTTGAAATGGGGTTATGTAGCTGGTAAAACTTGCGCCTCCGCCCGTCGAAATATCAAAGCGCATATTGCCGCCGTCCAAAACGTGCCGCCAGTATTCTCCGCTGCCAGTATATCCAGCTTCTCTGAACGAGAAAGGAACGGCTCCAGTGTTCATAGTCAAAGTGTTTGTCATTGTGTCACCAGACTTAGAAACTTTATTACTAATGCTTGTAGCCATCGTAGCACTTAATGTTGTGATGCGGCTTCCTAAAGCAGAAGAAACGTTTGCAATACTAGTTGCCATTGTTGCCGACACTGTATTAATTCTAGTTTGTAAATTAGCAGACGTTGCGGCGCTTGCTTTAGTTTCTGCTAATACTGAAACTGAATTAATTCTGGTGTTTACTGAAGTAATAGCAGCATTTGAATTAGCAATACTTGTTGCCATTGTTGCTGACAAAGCTGTAATAGCTGAGTTACTATTGTTAATGCTGGTAGCCATTGTAGAGCTTACTGAAGCAATACGAGATTCTAAAGCAGCAGACGTTCCTGCGCTGGCTACACCTACCACATTAATTGTAGCACTTGTTGTAGTGTCAGTAACAGTAACGCCGTTCTGAGTAAGTGCTATATTAGTTCCTGCGGTTATATTTGAAATACCAGAACCACCGCCCACAACAGATGTAAATGAATATGTTCCATTAGCATTAGTTTGTAAATACTGACCAGCAGTACCATCAGTAATTCCAAGCTCTGTTAATGATGTAGGAATAAGAGCAGACACTGTAGCAATACGTGATTCTAATGTTGCTGATACATTAGCAATGCTTGTAGCCAGAGTAGCAGAAAGAGTTGTAAGCTGTGTTGTAGTAGCCACACCTGACGTAGAAATAACACGACTAGCATTAATGTTAATACCTGTACCTGCTGTGTAACTAATTGAAGAACTAAACTGTACAAAAGTAATTTCAGTAGTACCAAATGTAATTGTTCCAGGAGTGTTGCAGATATATGATTCACCTGCACCTGTGTTTCCTTCTTCTACAAAGAAGTAAGAACCTTCGTCCAATGAATTAGAATCATTCTCTCCAGCTGTATCAGTATCATCAGAACGAGTCAATACCCAATTAGTAGATGGAGAACCTACATTAGTAACTACATAAACACCATTCTGTGTTGCATCAGCTTGTTCATAAATAAGAACACGGTCATCAACAACCATGGTAATGCCATCAATAACAAGAGCCGCTTGTGTCCCTGCATTAGTAAGCGTAGCACCTACACCTGCTGTACCATTATTATATGTAACAGTCAATGCGCCAGGATTTTCTACACGAACAGATTCGTGGAAGTGAATGCCTGATGCAGTAAGATTATCTACGTACTGTTTAGTAGCAGCCTGTAAATCTAAAGTTGGGTCTGCATTGAGAGTTAACGCACCCGTTAAAGTCCCACCAGATAAACGAAGATGATTGGCAATACTTGTCGCCATTGTTGCACTTAAAGTTGCAATGGCTGAATTACTGTTTGAGATAGACGTTGCCATTGTAGAGCTTACTGTAGCAATTCTACTTTCTAATGTAGCTGACGTTCCCGCACTAGCATAAGTAATACCCTGAAGAACTGCAATAGCAGAAGCGTTAGCAGCAATGCTTGTTTTGTTTGTCTGTGTTAAAACAGATACTGCATTAATTCTAGTTTCTAAGTTGGCAGATGTAGCAGCGCTCGCCTTAGTTTCTGCTAATACTGATACAGAATTTATTCGACTGTTTACGGATGTAATAGCAGCATTAGTATTGTTAATACTTGTTGCCATAGTTGATGATACCGCAGCAATAGCTGAATTACTATTAGCAATACTCGTTGCCATAGTAGAGCTTACAGTTGCAATACGTGTTTCAAGTGTAGCTGATGTATTAACACTGGCATATGTAGCTGCCTCAAGAACTGCAATAGCTGAAGAGTTAGCAGCAACAGATGTTTGAAGAACTGCAATAGCTGAAGCATTAACACCAGTTACCAATGCTCGTACATTAGCTATAGAAGTAGCCATAGTAGATGATACAGAGGCAATACGTGTATTTAAGGTACTTGATACCGCAGCAATGCTTGTTGCCATTGTAGAGCTTACTGTAGCAATCCTAGACTCTAGTGTTGAAGACAGTGCGGTGATTAAAGAGGTATTCGCCGCAATAGCGGTATTGCTATTGTTAATACTTGTTTGCAATGCAACATTAGTACTTGACAGGGTAGCTGAAACCGTGTTAATATGACTTTCCAAAGTCGATGAGGTAGAGGCAATACGAGACTCAAGAGTAGCTGATAGATTAGTAATAGCTGTATTACTATTATCAATGCTAGTAGCCATAGTGCTACTTACAGATGCAATGCGTGTTTCTAAAGTAGCTGATGTACCCGCACTAGCAAAAGCACCAGCAGAAATAAAACTATTGATAGATGTAATCGCTGCGGCATTAACAGCAATAGCTGAAGCATTAGCAGCAATAGAAGTAGACAAGGTATTAATCTGTGAAGAATTAATCCCTACTTGAGTATTAACTGCAGATACTGTTGTTGATACACTATTAATATTGTTTTGTAGTTGTGTATCTGTTGCAGCTAGTCCTGCTAGTACAGTAAGAACAGATGCCTGTGCATTAAGAACAAATACAATGTTGCTTGAGATAATTGCTTCAACAGATGCTAAAGCACTACTAGTAGCTACACCGTCACCACCTACTGTAATATTTGTAGTATTAATATTGGTAGCACTTATTGTGCCTGCACTAATATTAGCAGCATATAAATCACCAGTACGTAAACTACTTACACTTACATTTTGAAACGTAAGATTGTTAGCTGTTAGTGTATCTGTTGTAATGTTAGTGGCACTAATGTTTACTACATCAAGTTGCGAGGTATTAATTGTATTAGGCTGGAATGTACCTTGAACTGTCATGTTACCGTTAACGCTTACGTTACCAGTAAAAGCAGCAGCAGTTTGTGAAAGTTTTAAGGATGAGCTATTGCCTGCACCGTCTTGTACCTTACGTAGATTATTATCCAGTCCAGAGTTAGTGGTGCTGGTGTCTACCGTAAGAATATCTTTATATGTGTTAGCAATTAGCTTGCCAGTTAAATCAGTCATTATACATTATTCCAACTTATTTCTACCAACTCCCACTGGTATATTGTGGTATATCTTTGTGTAGCCTTGTCCCAAGTAATGCCCCTGTCAATGTTTGGGTCTGGCCTTGCATTCATCACATACTGGCTGTTGTCTCTGAGGTTAGGCACTTTGTTTTGTGCATGGTTAACTCTGTCATAGCTACCATCCCAATCGGAGGGACAGACCCATAGGTTAAAGCTATTCTTGCGTAGTCTACTACGTGGATAAGCAAACCCACAAATATCGCATTCAGCCTGTACATTTTTTCCTTTAGCCATTTACTTTCCTATGGGTATGGCGGTAGCCAAGATGAAACAGGAACTGCTGATACAAGAGAAGGAACCTGTGGTCTTGGGTCTTTAACAAACCAATCTTCTGTTACCCTTGCAATTCTATTCTGTGGGTGATTCTTCTGGTCAAACTTACCTTCGTAGTCAGCAGAGCAAACCATCATACCGTAACTATTTTTCTTTAGTGACTTTAGTTCGTATCTGAATCCACAGATGTCACACAGTCCTAATGCTTTAGTTGCTCCCATGTCACTACCTCAGACGAGGAAGGATGTACATGCTTGCACGTTCTTTGTCTTCTTCCTGCGCTCTTAACAATCTTTCTTCGTACTCTGCCTTAATCATTTGAATGCGGCCTGCGTCTACTCCAGGACGTTTCATAGACATGAAGTAAGCAGTGCCTGCAGTAAGACAAGGATAGAATCTACGTGAGATGTCAGCAGTCTGTGAAGACTTAGACACATCTTGGAAATACTTTACAGTCTCAAACTTAATTGCATCTGTGCTGTTTTCTGGGATAGGCCATAGATACACTCTTGATTGGTCACGCTCCCTGCGTACAGCAAACTGTGTAGGACGACCTGTCTGCCCCTTACGTGGAACTTTAAGGTACTCTTCCATGCTAATACGTTCCAACTGCAGGTCAATGTTGTCACGGTTTACTACAGCTTCTAATACGTCAATGTTTTCATCGCCAAGCGTATAAGAAGTAACGCTAGTCGTTACAGTAACAGTTGTAGTTCCAACAGTCCATAGCTGAATGCCACGGTTCTGCCAGTCTTGGAGAAGTAAATTGATAGAGCGCCGAGCAGACCTTGGCTCATTACCAAGCGTAGCTTCGCCGCCAATCATTTCCATGGCTTCTTCAATTACTTCATCAATGTCCATTGAGAAGCTGTATGTACCTGACGTTGCCATCTATGTTCTCCTTAGTATAATCTGTTATGACCTGATTGTTTGCGGTCAGTCTTTAGGTTAGCTGTCTGGTCTGCGCCTCTTGGACTAACAGCACCAGTAGAGTTTCTTTTACGACCACCTACCTTTCTTCCAGGTTTGCTAATCTGTTGACTGACCGCTGACCTACTTATAGTCATTACCACTTAACCTTATCTGCCCAATATGCTGCAGACATTTTGCCCTTAGCAATATTCTTAGCATGACGAGCCTTAAATGATTTACGCTTTGCCTTCATACGTGCTGACTCACCTGCCTTTGGTTTGCCTGCGGTGCTTGCACCCTTCTCCCCAAAGCGAATAGTCTTAATCTTATCGCCTTCTTTAGCCACAACAATGTGTGACTTCTTTGGGTGGTTGGGTGTACGCTTTGGTTTATTGTAACCACTTACACCTGCACGTGCTAGTCTTGAGTCTTTTTT